GTTAGGAGAAAAGCAGTTAGCAGAACAAAGGTTAAAGAAAGAAAAAACAAAAGCGTTACAAAGACATTATAGTTTTTCGATAAGAGAGTTTGTTTCAGCATGGAAATCAGGTTATAAATCAAGCCCTAAAATATAGAGCATGGCAATAGATAATAAATACTTTGTAGGTGGTTTAAATAGTGATGATGAAGATAGGGTAATTCCTAACGGAGATTATCGTTATGCTTTAAACATTCGTAATTCTAAATCAGATAGTGATTCACAAGGTTCTATTGAGAATATTAAAGGAGATACGTTAATACCGTACTCTTTAGGTGTTGGAACTTTTAAAGTTGTTGGTGGTTTTGATGATAAACTAAACAATAAGGTTTATTACTTTGTTTGGAATGATGGTGGGAATCATTTACTATTAGAATATGATGCTAACACATCTGTAATATCGCAAGTAATTAAAAGCAATGTATTAAACTTAGATAAAGATAGGTTGATACCAGAGCATAACATTGGGATATTAGATGGGTTAATGTATTGGGTGAACATACAACCTTACAAGATAAATATAGAGAAAGCAAAAACAGGTGGTTATCCTGCTGTATTGTTAGAAGAACATATTTTAGCAATAAAGAAAGCACCTACTAAATTCATATCGACTAAGTGGGGTTCTGATACTACTATAAAAACAAACAATGTAAGAAATAAATTATTTCAATTTCGATACAAGTTTGTTTATGACGATAACGAAGAAAGTGCATGGTCGCCAATATCAAAGGTGGCTATTCCAAATACGGAAGACCCAATAACACAAACTGCGTTGGGTTAGGTAAATCAACTACTTTAATATCTTCTGCTAAATAAAAATCACTATTATTTCCTTCTCTAAAAGCAATCTTTATTCTTTTTACTAAAGGGTGTTCTGTTTGATTAAAATCAATAACAACTCTTTTAGGCTTTACTTCTACTTTATCAGGAGTTGCTTTGTTTTTATTAAAAGCTCTGTCAAAAGCACCTGTCAAATCAATTCCTAAAACTCTTGCTAAAGAATTTATATCTAACAATTTTTTCTCTGTGTCTGTCAGGAATTTTCCAGTCTTACGAAAATCATCATCAGTAGCTAAACGAATAGGGCCAACTTTTGCCGCCTCTTCTAACTGAAATTTATAGTTACCTAAATTTTCACCTGTGTTTTGAGCAATCTTTAACTGCTGATTAAGCCTTTCAGCAATCACTTTTTCAAGAACTTCTCTTTTCTGTGTAAATAAGTATTGAGCAAGAGCCTGATTTAATGTTGACTGTGTTAATTGTTCTAATGTAGTTCCTGTGTCAATGAGTATTGAACGAAGGTTAGCTATTTCTCCTGCCTGACTTACTGTTGCAGAACTTGCTGCATCTAAAGCCTTTTGAAACTGCTGTTGGGCTTCAGCCGCTTTTTGAGAAGCCTCATCAAGTTCTTTTGTTTCTTTTGTGGCACTTCTTGAACCCATTGCAAAATATGACATCGCCCCGGTTACGAGGCTTAAAAGAAAACCTATACCACCACCACCAAGCAGCGCACCACCAAGAGCCTTTAATGTTCCAACAAAACCACCTGCAGCCTGACTTGTCCTTTGAAATGATTCAAGTAACGGGTTTAAGTTGTTGGCAATACCTATAATTCCAAAAGGCGCATCCTGTGCGACACGCCCCAAATTTATTAATGCTGATGTGGCCTGATTTGATGCTGCCGGCAGCTTAGATAATGACTGAGTTGCCTTGCTTACATTTGCCGGTAATTTGTTTATAGTCGCTCCTGCCTTAACGGTTGCCGCCTCCACTTTCTGAAGCCCTTGCAGCGCACCGCTTACCTCCGCACCTATGACTATATCAATTCCGTTTGCCATCTATTTTAAGTTTTCTCAGTGCATCGTGTTCCCGTTTCTTTTTCAGCAGTTCCCGGATTTGTTCCGGTGTCAGTTCCTTGTTGTCTTCCTCATCGAGCGGCCAACTGCTCATAACATACCGTAAGCCTTGCCCCTTGCCGACAAGTGCCTCCACTATCAAAGCTGTTTGGTGACGTGCTAAATACTGCTGCTGCTTTACACGGTTATAGTAACCTTTGCGGATTAGCAGGTATTCAGAAAATTCCAGACGGTAGAAATCGCCCGGAGTTAACCCAATTTCACCAAATGCCTCTACCCTTATTTCGTCCCAACTGAGGGGCTTTACTGTTGGGGCTGACCTTCCCCCGTTTCGGCAGGGAATTGAACGTCCTGATACTTTTTGATAAGGTCAGCGGCATCTGATTCGCTCATTGTTCCGATCATGTCCTCTGCATCTTCAACCGTTATCAATGGCAGTTTGTTTACCTTTTGAAAGGCATTAACCCCGGCGAAAACCAGAGCCGTACAAAACTGAAACTGTTTTGCAGGGTCACTCATGGCATCCGCTGTCAGTGCAAGCGGATCGCCTTTGAAAAACTCCCCTGCGAATTTCAGGTAGTACATTACCCCGAAATCAAGTGTAAACTCAGTACCTCCGAATGTGTGTTTGATCTGTTTCATATCTGTGTGTTTTAGCTTGTTGCCACTGTGTCAATATCACCGTCAATATCAATGGTGAAGGTGAATTTTGAAGTTTGCCCGGAAGCGTTCTGGTTACCGAGTGCAGAAATCCAGCCGTACCCGCCGTGGTAGTTACTATCATCTGCATTGGCAAGGTGCCAGTACTTTTTTGTTTTGGCGGCATACAGTGTTTTGAAGTCCTCGTAAGAGGCTTCGTCTGTGTCCGGAACCATGTCCACAACCGCCGTACCAGTGAATGTATTGTTACTGTTGCCAATTCCTTTCAGAATACCGCAGTGAGTTTCGTCACTGTTGATGGTCGCTGAACCGGAAAAATCTGCCTGAGAAAGACACACGGCACTTTTGCGGGTGCCTCCGGGAGTGTCGCTGTACTGGATGAACATTGTTGATGCCAGTAAAGTAGTAGGGTCTGCCATTGTTATGATTTTTGATTTATTAAAAATTCGTACCTGTCAATACGTGTCATATACTTTATGTCTGCGTCTATGTCTGTGATCGTGTTACTGGATTGCAAGGAAATGTCAGTTACCTGATGGTTTGCCGTTGTGGTTATCCCGAATGTATTTGGCGAAGGCATCAGCAGTTCGGATATTTCTCCAGCAATCTGATTAACCTCAATGCTGTTCACCGTTACATCAAACCGCTTCACCACTTCCACCGCAATCACGAAAGAACTAAAGAAAGCTGAATGATTCTTAGGCGAACCGCTCCCGCTCTCAGGCCGGATTATCACGTAAGGATCGGACGGGTTTTCAGTCGCCTGATGTATAAACACATCCGCAGATATGCCGCTAATCAGGTCGTAAACCGCCTCTGTTAAGTCCTGTGAGTAATCCTTATATCCCATTCATAATAACTTTTATTCGTTCAAACAACTGATTCCTGACCGGTGTGACCTGCATATAAAAAAACGGCTTCGGGGTTATGCCGTAGCGATAAATTGAGCGGGCAATCAGAAAGGCTATTTGCTGCGTTCTTTTGTCCTCTCCTTTGCTTTTAGTCCTCCGCTGTGTCTTTACCGAATAAGTAGCGGTCAGTCCTTTACGTTTCACCCATTGGTAAATAGCATCGTACAATTTACCGCCGTTACCCTTGAAGCCCTTAAACCTCGCCGCCACATCTTCAAACCCTGCCGGTACCCTGGCCTTTCCCTTTGTCCCAAACTCCACAAATGCCCCGTAGGTAGCACCTACGGCCACCGTCCAATTAAACAGGTTATTTTGTTGGGCAGATATTGACTTTGCGAGTGTCCCCCGGTCGCCGCCATTGGCAACCGCAGTACGGGCCGCATCATCCCGGAACTTAAAAGCAGCGTCGCCTATTTCCCCGCTTACCTCTGCCTGTACCGTTTTCTTTGCGGTTTCCAGCCGTTTCAAATAACTGTCCAATCCTATTACATTAGCCTTCAGCACGTATCAACCAATTAAAGCGTTTTTCGTTTATCCGTTCAATACTCGTAATGCCGTACAATTTCCCGAAATACTTAATCTTCCATTTGGTATTCAATACCCAGTCTGTCCGGTATCTTATCTTGAACGTTTTTTGATTGCCAAGGGTGTTATGACCATGATCAGAACCAAGCGACCCGCCGCCGTCTTTCACTTCCGCAAAAGTTCGGAAACGCAAAGCCTCAGTTTCAGTATTGTTGCCGGTCACGTCCTTTGCAACCGTGTACTGATAGAGTTTCACAAGTTTATATAATCCTATCCCAGCCATGTACCTACCTCTTTAAACGGTGACGCTAAATTGATTGCCTGCACGCATAAAGCCGCAGTAACTTCGTCGCCTCTGTTTGTGTACCGATAAGCGATTTCCTTTAACATTGCCTCTTTCAGCCCTTTTGGCAGGACGGCGTACCCGCACACGTACTCAATCACTATATCATCCTGCACCGGCGTTTTCAGCTTTGACAGGTTTATAGTGGTTGTGTAGGTCAGTGCTGTCCCGCTCGTGTCCTCCACGCTCAGTATCTCCGTAACAGGCCCGTAAGGGATAACGAAGTCCCCTGCCAGGTTACAGATTTCGATCTGATACGTTTTCGGGATAAATGACAGGCCGGTAAATGCTTCAAGCCGCTGACGTGCGCTCGTTATCAGGTCGCTGATTATTTCGTCGTCGTCGTCGTAATCGCTCGAAGGGCTTTCTATGTCATCAATGAAACCCTCAAGCCGCAGGTAGTCTTTTACCTCCTGTATGGTTACCGGTTCGGTTGACGTTGCCCCGCCGGTTGTTGTATAAACGATAATCAACTGCTCCCCTTCGTTAAATGACATTCCTGAATAAAACACCAGCTCCCCGGTAGTGTCATCATGGGAAAACTGCTTTGTTGCCGGCGTGCCGGTTACCTTTTCGTACGGTTCACCCTCACGGAATAACAGACTGATTATAGCCCCGATCATGCCCGCTATGGTTACTGCGTTTTCACCCGCTACCACATCGTAATAACCGGTTTGCAAACCGTTTTCAGCCGTTACGCTGCCGCCGTCTGCTATCAGCTTTTCATCTTTTAGAAGGTTATAGGTGTTCATCTATTGTCAGTTTAACTATGCTGCTATACTTGTTATCTCCGTCAATCTTGTAAAATGCCTGGAACTTCCATACACCGGCCTGATCAATATCAGCGTTGGCCGTACCGTAGGAAATAGAAGATCCGTTTATTGTTGCCACCCATTCACCACGAGCCGCATTTGGCTTAGTGTAAAGTATTTTGGCATCGGTGGCAAGGGTTAAATCCTGCCCCGTTTCAATACTTAACGTGAATGTTTGATTTTTACTTATCATAAAACAACCTGAGTTGTAATTGTCGTACTTAATGTTTTTTCTGTCACCACATCAGCCGTGGTACTGGCTTCATTAACCACCGTCGCCGTTTTGGTTAACCTTATGCCGCCTCTTAATTCATATCCGGTCATTAAATAACTGCCTGAGAAAGGCAATCTATATGACCTGAAGAACCCAACACCGTTAGCACTTACATTGACAATCAAAGGGTCAATGCTCGTACTAAATCCTTTATACAGGTTAGCGTTATTTGCACTAACGATGTAACCGTTTTGGGCAATATTTAAGACCCTATTTGCCTTTAATCCGGCCTCACTGATTACCGATAATTCAGTTACGTTTACGGGCAACTTACGGCCTAATAAAACACCAACACTTTGAGCCGTTACCGTACTGCCTGAGTAATCAACCGGCAGCGTATAATTTTGTGGCCCTGTCCCAACCGTAAGAGTTACATCTATTCCAGTTGCTGTATAACTTCCGGCTGTTATACTAACCAGCCTTGCAGCAAGTAAATTTACATCCTGAGAAGTAGTTGTATAACTACCTGCATCAACCTGCAAAATGTAACCCTTCCCTAATCCTACACTTTGAGCCGATACGGTATATCTTGTCGTTTCCTGATCTAAGAACGCACCGAAAAACCAGTTTGTCCAAATATCCTCACGTATCTGCTCGGACGTGTTGTGAGTGTGTACATCTTCAAAGAACTCTGTGGCAGAAACACCATATTTCCGGCCTCTAAAACCCCATCCTACTAATAATTTTCTGCCTTTGCCATTCATTATCCTTGTGTTACAATCATCTGACCGCTAATATTGCTTGTCGTTGTCGTACTGGGTATAAAAATTAAAAACGGAACCGTACCATTGTGCATCTGCTGAAATCCGCTGGTAATTGCGTCAATCGCATTTGGAATATAAGCCCCTGTTAATTCTAAGGCTGCTAAAACACGGTAAGCGACTAAGTTCATAGTGCCCGATACCCATGAGGCTGATAATTGGAGAGTTTGCACACTCCTTACGCCTGTATCACCGGCAGCAAGCCCAATAGGGAAGAAACTACCCGCCGCAGGTGAGTTAGCCGTCGGGAAACTGTTTACCGCCGTTTTTCCTGATGCGTTAGCCTGGTTTGTGTACCCTACCGTAATTGTGGGTGCCGCAGCACCACAGGCCGCACTGATTTCGAGTCCTAATAAAACCCCGTCCCCGTTGGTTGATCCTGCTAAGTCCCTTGCCGGGAAAGCAGCACTGTTAACCGTTTGGGATGTGTTGACATTAATCGTAAAACCACCGTTATGCCAAAGCCTATCACATAGTAACAAAGTCCCTGATATAGTAGCAGCCGCCTGAAATCTCGCTAAATAGCTGTTACCAGATACAGGATCGCTGAAAGGTATCTGACCGTTTACATTGGCCGAAGTAGAATCCAAAGCAACACCCGCCAAACTCGCACTAAAAGCACCCGCACCCGGATTTCCGGCCAATGCCCATAAAGACCACGGCCTGCCCGCTACCATTGTTCCGGTAACGTTCTTAGCGAAATACCTCGCCGGTTTCATCCCCGCTAAAGCTGCATCAAGTGTTGTAATTGCCATGTTATGCTATTTGGATTGCTCCGTTTACTGCATCAAAGTCCACTGTAAATGTCTCTCCGTTTGCCAAACTGATGGAACTTCCATAGTCTGCGTAAGCTATCAACTCATCATTGGTTGCCGTGTCGTTGTAAAGCACCACGTACCTGAAAGGCCCAACCGCCCCAGATGCTGTGAAAACCACATCAGCAAGGACTAATTTGTACGTTCCGGAAGTCTGCGAACTTGCAGAAATTACCGCCTGAGTTCCCCCGGCAGTGTACCCGTTCCCGGCTGCAATCTCCGTAATATTCGCCTTTACGGTATTGGTCGCAGACGGTGCCGAATTGGTAAGCATGACCTTTAAGGTATCACTACCTAAGTTGTGTACCTTTTCAGCGAGTGCCTCCACAAACGAATTGAATTTACTAAACGTTGCCATATAAACTTTTTAAAGTGGGGTAGGCGGTTAAACCTACCCCGGATAATCACAGATCACAGCCACACAAAGCTATTAGGAACCGCTATCCAGTGACGTTTTATTATCACTGAAATCGCCGTAAATCACACGGTCAGCACGGTCAGCGGCGAAAGTAATACGCTCCTCGATTACGATCGTAACCAGGTTTTTGATTGCATCATCTTCGTTTTGATCGTAAAACCGGACAGACAGGCCAGCACGCTGACCAACTACCAGTTTAGTGAAATCACCGAGGAAATACTTATCACTTGTTACAGTGGTATGCGGGATAATCGGCGCACCGAACAGGTTCGGGATGTTCTGATTTGGCGCACCAAACACATACATACCGTTCAGGTCTTTAGTCAGGATCATTGCTGCATAATCAATCGGGTTCAAAAGAACACCGGTTGTATTGCTTTTCTGAGTCCGGTTTTGCGTCCATGCAGCCACGAGTACATCGTAGTTATTTGCATCGAGGATCATAGCAGACAGGGAAGACGGGGCAGAAAATGCGGTACTGTTAAAGGTCTGATTCAGACCGAGGAACTCGCCGCCTGCGCTGTTGGTCAGAAACTTGGTATCTTCCAGATACATCAGTTCTTCCACACCAACACCGGAAATCTCTGACTGCATCCACGGAATGTCCATCAGGTATTCTTCAGGCACTTTATAATGGTGTGCAATCTTTGTGATAGGAACGATGGTTTTTACCCAGTCCCGGTCAGATTGCGGTTTTGCGGCACCGGCAGCAACCGATGTAGGCGCACCTTCACCTGCCGCATCACGGATGACAAATGCATCCATACCAGCGGGCAGGTTACGAACACTCACAATATCCCGGATGTGCTGCACTTCGTACGGCTTACGACCGGGTTCAAACAAAGCACCGCCGGGGTAAAATCCTGGTGTACCGGAAACGCTGATATTGCTATTTGCGCCGATATTGCCAACAGTTTTCAGTTCAAAACTGATTGCGCTGCGGTTTTTGGTATAGTTGGCCAAGGCCTCCTTTTTTTCTTCCATTGCCTTACCGATTGCACCGGAAACGGTTGTATCGGCTTTCACTTCATGGCGTTGGCCTTCAGCAATCAGCTTATCCAGTGCTTTCTGGTTGGCTTCAGCATCGGCTTCGGCCTTTGTTTTAAACTGTTTCAGTTCACTGATTTCGGTAGCGTATTTTGCTTCCAGTTTGGCTTCGGCGGCTTTCAGATGTCCTTCAATCTGTTCGGCGGCCTTAGTACCCATCTTACTTTCAACCTCTGTAAGAGCGGCTTTTAATTCCGCTTGTTCTTCAGGGGAGAATCCTTTTTTTTCACTCATTGTTATGAATTTAATAGTTAAAATAAATTTGTTATAGTTGACCAATCACGTACTGTTTTTGTTTCCTGCTCACCGGGTTCATCCTTGTGAGTGGAAAGGTCAATAACGTACTGTTGTAATTGCTTCATTTCAATTTCAAGCATATCGAATGTTTCATCTGTAAATGAACCGCCCCGGAATGCCTTTAAAATCAGGTCTATTCGGTCGTTCATCTTTTGGATGCGGTCTGCCGATTTCAGGCCGGTTAAAGGGGTGTTCATGTTTGCGCCCCAACTGGTAAGGGAAGAACCTTCGAATAGTTTCAGGTCGGTCAGTTCCCTTGCCGCCTCGCCTGCACGCCATTCGCTCCACGGTTTCAACTGGTTATATTTAACCGTCTGAAAGCCGATTGAATGCTCGGTCACAAGGCCGGATTCCACCATCTTAATAAAGTCCACCCCTAAAGAGTGAATGCCCACCTGGGATTCGTAATACAGCCCTTTGGCATCTTCTTTCAGGTCAGTGATCGCCCCGAGCGGCTTGCTGGTATCATGGTTCAAAAGGTGCTTAATCCGCTTCTTTGTTGATTTCGGACCCCATTCGCTGATTGACTTACTGAAGGCTCCCGGACGGATAATGTCGCCGTCCGAATCAATAGAATTAAAATCGGCAAAATAGCCGGTCACAATCCCTTTCTTCCCGTCAATATCCTTTATCTGGATAGGGAAAAACTCACTGATTTCCGCCTCTCTGTAACTGTATTTCTTTTCCATATTATTTAGTTATGCCTACATTAATTTTAGCCGCCCTTGCTATCAACCCACCGTTTGCGTCACGCTTCGGAGTGGTAGCGTAAGTACACCGGCAGTTAATTACCATTCCGGGGCTTCCCCCTGGTGCATTCGGGTACTCGATTTGTTCACCTGACCGGGGATCTGTGAACATTCCATCCATTGCCACGGTCTGCCCGTTTAGGCGGTAATGATCCTTTTTGTCATCCGGCACCCGCCCACGTGTCCGCATATCCTGAAAGCTGATCCACTCCTTTTGCATCTCGTACGGGAAACTATCAGCGGCAATCTTCTTACCGGTGTTAGCTGCCCGCCCGACCTCTGTCCTCACTATCCTTTCAGCCTGGTAGCGTGCAAATTGGTCTGACCTGATTTCCCGGATGATGTCATCTACTGACCATTCCTTGTCAATGCCATCCTGCAATACCCTTAAAAAGTGATCCCTGAGCGTTTCCGTAGGCTTTGCGACCACGTACTGCCAAAGGTTCTTTTCAAGGTAGGCTATGATTTCCTGCACCCAGATTTCATTCCGGCCTAAAGCCTTCCGGCCAATTTCGGCACGTATAAACCGGTAATTGTGTTTCACGTGAAACATACCCACCTCTGAGTATATCAGCTTCACCGGCTCGCCTATCTTGTCGTTAATGATAGTCAGCATCAGGTCACCCATTGCCGAATTAACCCCGTCTGTTTGGATCTTGTCAATCAAAGAACTTACGATACTGTTGATCGCTTTATAAACCGCCGGGAAGAACTTTTTTCGGTACTTCCGCTGTATTCGTTCGTATTCCTGTATGTACTGCTGTCTGTTCATCAACTAACCGTTTGCGGTACTGTTCCCGCTTGTACTCCATTTTCCGGCGGTGCATGGAGCAGCACTTTTCTTTTGCCGTGACCGGATAGGCCTCATATACCTGTTTGGTTATCCTGTCCATCGTCTTGCATTTGCCATTCAGAAAGCGGCATACCCATTGCCGGGGTAATCCATACCTCGTCAAATTCGGGTGCCTTGTTAGTCTCCATACCCATCTGCATCAGCTTGCTGTTGGGGCTGATCGGCAGTTCCTTTATCCATCCCCACTTAGCCGCCAAATCCTCCTGAAGTTCAGTGAAACAGGTCTGATCGAAATCAACTATGATACCTTTGTTCTTTTGGGCCGTGTAGGTTTGCATGTACCGGTTTAGTTCGTCCCGGTAGCTGACAAGCTGCGGCATGGCAACCCGTGAAGTAAGGGCTGATTCAGCCTCTTTCACGTTGTTGTATGTCTTTGCGGTCAGTCCGAGCAACTCAGGCGGAACTCCGTAAATGTTGCAAAGCCCGATATAATCCCACTTTTCAGCCTCAATGATATTCAGGTCAACCGGGGAAAGTCCCATCTCCTGCCATCCCATTTTGTAGCCGGATGTGCCTATTTTCCCGAAATTGTCTTCCCCTGTCCATTCTCCTGCCAATGTAGCTTTAACCGCTGCCATCTGTTTTGATGAATCTTTTGGATCCACTCCATTCTCTAAAACCCTCGGATCGTCAATAAAGAGAATACCCTTTACCCCCTGATTCTGGTACATGGCCCCGGATGCTTTCAGGGCGCTATTATTACGGGTCAGTCGTTTCAGGGCTGATTTAACGGGGCTAAGGCCGTATAAATGGCTTCCGTTGGCATCAAAGCCGGGATTCCAGTACTTGCCGTGAAGAACCTGTGATTTAGCGAAATTTGCCTGTATTGAGGCTATGTTGTAACCCGCCTCAGTGAGCGGGAATTTTGTCCGGTCTGCGATTATTGTGACATCCTGCGATGGCAGGGCGTGGAAGGCGAAGGGCTGCCCCTGGTTTGCCCCGGCATCCAGTAACTCGTTATACTGGTAATAGTCCCCGGTAAGCAGTTTATACCCGATAAGGGCGGTCATCATGTCCTGCATGGACTGGTACTCGTTCGGGTATTTCAGTAGTTCGGTCAGCTTCCCGGCACTTACCGGTTCAAGGCTTTGCTCTTTCAGGTGAAGCAGGGTTTTGTAATCCTCACCGGTCAGCCCCTTTTTCCGCATTAAGCCCTGATATGCCTTGAATTTCTGTTCGTCTTTAATCTTGTAAGTTCCCCACTCCGGAAGCCTGACCTTATCCAGTATCAGATTAACAATGGAATAAAGCTGGTCATTGATTGTGTAACCGTTGGTTATATAGCTGCCCTTATTGTCGTCAATACCGACCCATTGGCCGTTGATGATCTGAAAGGACGGGAATCCTGCTGCGGGCTTTGCCGCCTTCTTTTCGCCTCGTAACCAATCAAATATTCCCATTATACTATAATTTCAAATTTCGGCCTATTCAGCTTCGTATAAATTCCGTACCTCATGGCATCCATGGCGTGATCATTGAACTTTACCGGGACTTCATCCGGGTGGATCTTCCCGTTTTTATCCAGCTTCCATTTGTAGCTTTTGATCTCTTTTATAAGGTTTGCACTTTCAGGGGTAACGATCAGCGGCATAGACTTTACTTTCTGAATCCCAGCGTAAACGTCCTTTTCAGCCGGTTTTGCGTTATACCCTGCCCTGCATAGTTCCTCAATGGTTTTCGGTTCCGCATTGTCACAAAACAACTCATCAGACCGCTCTATGCCAAGTCCTTTAAGCCGTTCTATCAGGTCATTGGTGGTCAGTTTGGTTTCGTAAAGTGCCTCTGAAACGTAGCATGAAGCCTCTTTAAACCCGATCTTTACCACTGTTGACGGCACGTTGTACCCGAAATCCACCCCGTAAGCAACTTCGCAATCTTCCGGGAACTCGCCATAAATCCAGTGTGTGTACACCGTTTCCTGACTGATCCCCCTTTCCCCAAGCCCGTAAACCCGCCAATAATTGTCGTCTGCCTGCCTGAGTAGTTCGATTTCGTCAATCAGTTCCTGAGGCAAGTACGGGTTATTCAGGTAAGTGCTTACGAAGAAATCCGCATCTTCCCGTATTTGCAGCTTTTCATATATCCAGTGGAACTCATCGGACGGGTTGTAATCCACAATTATCTTATCTGAAGTCCTGATATTCAACTGAAAGAAGTCCTCCCAAGTCAACTCATTTGCCTCATTGATAAAGCAGATTGTCCGTTTCCTGCCCCTGATCTTTTGGGGCTGATCCACGCTGATGAACTCAAACAGGTTCCCGAAAAGGTTGTAGTACATTTCTGACTTATTATGGTCATTCTCGCTGTACCATCCTTCCCGCTGCAAAATCTCCAAAAAGTCCCGGTAAGCTGAACCTTTCAGGGCAGGCAGTGTTTTCCGTATCACCGATATGATTGCGCCGCTGTCACGGTTTCTCTGACAATATTCACAAAGAACTTGAAGGGTTGAATAGGTTTTGCCCGATCTCGTCCCTCCCTGGTTTATAACGATCCTTTTCCTACTGCCTTTCAGGTCATAGTAGGTCTTAGGTTGTTTTTGTTTCCATTGCATCGTCAAACCATGTAGGTTTACTTAATTTGATGCCGCCTGAGTGGTCAACCTCTGTTTTATCCCGCCATCCCATATTCTTTAAAACGAAAATAGCCCCTGTAGGGCTGTTGCCGCTTAGCTTCAACTCGTAAGCGTGCTCAATAAACAGTTTCGCTCTTTTTATAATGTAAGCGAATTGCTCCTTTTCTTCGTAATCGTAAACCGATTGCCGGGATTCAAACCCCAAATAAAGTGCTAATCCTGTGATAGTTAGGTTTTGCGGTGGCGTAACGCTCAGATATTGTTCTACTGCCTTTTCGAGTTCTTCAGGCGTTTCATATTTCGGAGGGGCTCCTACCATATTATGGAATTATTCCACCAAATATACAAAATCCACAAATTGGACAAATATTTATTTTTGGGACGCAAAAAACCCGGACTTGTGATCCGGGCTTCGTGCTGACGTTAATCGTAAAATCGGAATGTTGCCTGATAAGACTGCTAAGATACTACTTTTTCACAATCTCAAAGTTTTTTGCTATAAGCGGTTCAGGTCGTTTATCTGCCGCCCGTTCCACCAGTTCAAAATAGGCATCGGCGTACTTTGCCGTGTCGCAATAGAAAATTATTTCTTTGCCGCCTACCTTCATTGTTACTGTATCTAAATCTTTAATATCCATGATGTTAATTTTAAAAACCCGGAACCTTTCGATTCCGGGCAAACCTTAAAACTACTGAAACTGAAAATGCTCAGGGCTATGATGAGGGGTTAGTGCGTTCCTGGTTCTTTTGTTGCGGTGTCATAGTCGTTTAGGGTTTGTTTGATTAGTTCTACTATATCATACTGCTTTAATCTATCCAAATGCCACGCTAACTTTTGCAGCGAATCCC